TTCGGTCGTCATCGCGTCGACCTTGATGCACCAGCGGCAAAGCCTGGTCACAAGGAATACCCGTCTGCCGGTGTAATCGCTTGGCTGCTATGGGGAGGTGATCCAGCAAACCCAGACGGAGGCGGGGCTGGATGGGCTAAGCGGAAACAGAAGGAGATCGAGGCCGCCAAGGGCGGAACGAAAGGCGGTGAGGTCGCTGGCCTGGTCCCAAAACTCTTAGGCACTCGCATGAGTGCCGCAGCTCGGATTGCTCTTGGCAGTCATATCCTTGAGAAGTCTGAGGATTGCGGGACTGGAGCCGGTGGCTTTAAGCCTGGCAATGACTGCGCAGAAGATCATGGCAGACCCGAAGGAAGCGACACGACCAAACCAGACCAGGTCGAAACTCCTGAATTCAAGGACTGGTTCGGACAGTCCAAGGTAGCCAACTGGGACGGCACGCCGAAGGTTCAGTACCACGGAACACAAGCGGGCGAAGACTTCAGCGCATTCCGCGCACCGAAGGACAGCGATCCGGTAAGCAGTGCGCTGTTTGTAGCTCCACGGGCTTGGATCGCGGAACAGTACGCTGGAGGCGAAGAAGGGAATGATGAATTCCCAAAGAACGCAAGACTGATTCCAGTCTATGCGAGCATCCAGAAGCCCTATATGCTCGACAGTCTCAGTCAAGGGATCACAATCGGCGAACTCAGAGCCGAGGGATATGATGGCGTCGTCGATGCTGCTGGTGGGTATTGGGCCGCGTTCGATCCCAGTCAGCTCAAGTCATCGATCGGAAACGACGGCTCATTCGATCCGAACAATCCTGATCTGACAAAGTCACAGACTAAGGCTGACAACTGCGGAACTGGGGCGGGCGGATTTTCAGAAGACAACACATGCGCAGTGGGTCACGGAGCGCAGTCTTCGGACGGAGTCAACCAGGAGAAGAAGGACGAAGACCTGACCCCCGATGAGCGACTTGATGCGCACTTGCGCAACGCCGGGAACCTTCCGAACTTCATCGAGATGGTCGGAAGCGGTGAACTTACTGCTGACGACTTCCACGATTTGCAGGGATACGTTCGGGAGCAGATTGATAGAGGATATGAAACAAGGGAGGAATTCGTAGACTCTGGAGCTGAACTTGAAGGCGAACAATGGGAAGCAGCAAAGGCAGAAAGTGACTACTGGGAACAGATAGACAGCGACCTGATCAACGAGGCCGCTGAACAAGGTTTCTACAACGTCGAGAACGGAGAATTCGAGTTTCCTTCCAAGTCAGAACCCTGGCCTGAAAAGAGGCGAGACGTTCCAGACTTCACCAAGATTCCCGAAGCAACCGAAGCAAGAAGCCGGCATTTGGCAAACACTTTCCTAGTCAAAAACATTGGCGACGAAGACAACATGGTCGACTTCCGCGAGTTTGTGAAAGACCACAATCTTGAGCTGGAGTTGCAAGGTCGAAAGGCTTCGATCCACATCGACAGTCAAGACCTTCGGGATGTGTTGTTTGACGGTAGTTTTCTTCCGTTCGGACATCCTGACGTTCCACGAAGCACGAACGCGAACACTAGCCACAGAGAACACATCGAGAGACGAATGGGCCTGGAAGGTTCTGACTGGCATGAACGACCTGTCTACGCTGCTTTCACAAGCAACGACTGGGAAGACTTTGAAGGTGGCCATGGAAGCGCAGGCAGCTTCGGGAACGTCGAGGTCATTCTCAAGGACAGCGTGCTAAGTCGTTCCACGGTGACCTTTGGTGACAGCGGCGAAAGAATGGAAGATCCGGACTATCCCAGGTTCGACGCGCCTGAATCGACGCACGCATATCCAGTTCCGATTTCCTACGACCGCATCATGTCAGGCAAATACTCGGAAGACGAATCGCATGCGGCCCACTCGACCAACTATATCTATTCGCAGATGACCCAAGGAAATGACTCGGATTCTTGGACTGAAGCGCAGATCTGGGGAGGCGTGACTGTTGATGACATCGAAAGCGTGCGCATTTCTCCTGCTGCAATTGAAGAAGACAGAAAAAGAGGCGGGAGACTTTCGCGCATGCTGTCTGAAAAAGGCATTGAAGTCGAAATATCCGATGGCGACTGGAAGGGTGACTATTGAGAGTCCTAGCACAATCACAGCGTCGGTTCTACCTGGTCGAGACCGAAGGCGGTCGCGGGGTCATTGTGAACGTCCCAGCTCGCACGGTCTCGCGCGAGATGTCTCTCGCAGCTTTGCAGTCGATGGGAGCCAGGCGATGGGTCCAGGCCGAGGAGGGAAGCCGAACCTCGAGACTTGCGTTGTCGTTGGCTGAAGGAGGCAATAAAAAAAAGAGCCTGACGCAGAAGGCTGACAACTGCGGTACGGGTTCGGGTGGCTTCAAGCCAGGGAACGACTGTGCCGAAGGTCACGGTAGGCCAGAGGGCAGCAAGGACAAGCCGAAGACCAGGGATGAGCAGATCGCTGAGTTCCGTAGAGAGCGAGAACTCGGACCAAGGTTTGACCCAGCAACGCATGGCAAAGACAAGCCTGTAGAAAACATGCAGGACGCAGTCGCCAAAATACGCGCCCAACCGAAAAACGTCATGAGCGGATGGTTTCGAAACGGAGATGAAAACTACAAGCCCAGAATTGTCCGGGCGCTTTCCAAAGACCCTGAACTTCTGTCAGCTTCGCAACATGTGATGTATGACCAAGCCAAAGCCAGCGCCTTGACCAATCTGCCGAAGAGCGAATTTCTGAAGCAGCCAGTGGACTTGTATAGAGGCGGAAAACTCGGAACGCCTGGATTTGATTCCTATACCTTTGATCGCGCAGTTGCTGAAAATTTCAGCAGCGAGAGCGGCAAGCCTGTCACGGCAATATCAATCAAGCCAGAAGAAACGTATGGGATGCTGACAACGACAGGGGAGCAGGAAGTTCTTGTCCCGTCAGAGGTTTCGCTTCTTGCAAGCGGTGCAGTTGAGAAGAGTTTTGTGATCGCCAAAGCCGACAACTGCGGAACAGGTGCCGGGGGGTTCTCTGCTGGGAACGACTGCGCCGAAGGTCACGGCAGGCCGACCAAGGAGCAGATGGACGCGAAGCAGCGAGAGCAGCAGGCTTCGCCAGAGTTCAAGGAATGGTTCGGCGATTCCAAGGTCGTAGATGAGAACGGCGATCCACTGATCGTCTATCACGGAACAGCGACAGAGTTTGACACGTTCGATACAGGCACCACGAACGCCTGGTCAGATGCTTTGGGAATTGATACCTACTTTTTCTCTAAGGACAACGCGACCGCCAGCACATATTCCGGTCAATTTGCAGAAGGCACTATTCTGCAAACGTATGTAAGCCTCAAAAATCCTTTAGTGATTGATGACTCTTCAATCCACGAATGGACAGATGCACTATCAGAGGCAATCGACAGACTGCCAACCTACAGAACAGACGAAGAGTTCGAGTTCATGCAGGTCAGAGAGAGGTTCCAAAACGAGTTTTATGACGAACTCAATTTTGGAGATGAAGAAGACATACCGGCGGCAGCGCAGGAGAAGTTACGAAAAGCCAGTTCCAAGATACGAAACCACATAATGGACAATCCGGAGCTGTATCGGAATTCCAAACGTAAACCGTTCAAGCACGACGGCGTCATTGTCAGAAACGTGCGAGACATGACATCAGTGGAACCCGATGCTGACTCGTTCAGCCCGTACACGGATGTGTATGTGGCTTTTGATCCTAGGCAGATCAAGTCAGCAACAAACAACGAAGGGGACTTTGATCCAGGCGATGCAAACATGTCCAAGTCAGCCGACAACTGCGGAACTGGAGCCGGTGGTTTCAAGCCTGGCAATGATTGCGCTGAGGGACACGGGCGGCCTTCTAGCGAGGAAATTGACAAGCAAGGACCGAAGGGACAAGACGGGAAAAATCTAATAGACAAAGATGGCCGCCCATTGAATGTCAACCAGGATGGAACTGTGACCCTGTATTTCGCGACGACAAAGGAAGGAGAAGAATGGATTGACGAAAATGGGCTTTTGAAAGAAGGGCCACAAGACGCCGAAGTTGAACTTTTCACAAGTAGAAAAGAAGCAGCAAAGAATGGCGAGAAACTGATTGAGGTGAGAGTCGAACCAAGCAGGGTGAACCTGGTAGAGGCTGGAAGCAATGTCTTCTCGCAGGAAGGCGACCAGCCACTTCTAAAAGTTTCAGTGAAACAAGACGAAATCATGGATCGCGACGGAATCGTCCCGTTTGGAACTCTTGACACAAGTCGGGACACCACTCGCAATCCTGGGGCTATATACGAAGATCGACCTGAAAACGTCAGCCTGAATCCGCAAGTCGAGACGGACGAGTTTCAGCAGTGGTTTGGAGACGGCCCTGTTCACAAGGACGGAAGCCCTGTTCAGTTTTATCACGGGACCAAGAAGACCTTCGATGAATTTGAAGGGTCAGCCAGGTACGAAGACGCGCCATACTTCTTGACGACTGATCCAAAGTTTGCAGGAACTTGGCCTGAAGGAACTGGAGGGCTTAGAACTCCAGAGCCAGTCGTGCAAGAAAGAATCGAAAGGATTGCAGCAAGAGAGGAAGAGCTGTCAGAGCAGGCGACAACGAGAACAACCGAGCGGATGGGAAGACAACCATCAGAATCAGGACCAGAGATGGATGCCTGGTATGACGCATTTAGAGAAGAGCAGTCTGCGGCAAGAGAAACACTCAGGCGAGAGACTGGTTTTGAGAGATCAGGCCAAGCCGACAGCACTATGGGCGTCCGAGTTATTCCTGTATACGCTGCTCCTCAGAAGCCGTTCTATCCGCCGAGAGATTTCAAATTAGTCGAACCTGTCATGAGGAGAATAGCCGCAGAAAGTTCTGACAAATCAATGACCAAGTGGCTTGATGAAGGGCAGCACAAGCACGGAAACTGGTTCATTTACGAGCGGCCCGAAATCATGAAGGTGCTGAAGAGGAATGGCTACGACGGAATGTGGATCACCGAGAGCCTTGGCGCTGGGCGGAGAAATCACACGACTCTCGCGCTTTGGGATCCCAAAAAAGTCAAGTCCTCTATAGCAAACGATGGGGCATATGACCCTGAAGAAACAGACATCACGAAGGCAGTCAAGCCTCAAGAACCAAAAACTTACGAGTGGCCTGAACCAGTCCGAAAGTATCGGCTCATGGTCGAGGGCCTGGACGACGACCTGATCCGTCACAAGTCCGAAGTGACAGACAACGGCGGAGACGCTGATCAGAACATCCGGAAGCAAGAGCGAAAGACGCCAGCACAAAAGATACGCGACTCTGTTGCTGAAGCCTTGAGGGAAGTGAACCGGCAACTGATCAACGAGCTGCCTGCAAACAAAAAAGCCGCAGGCATCACAATCATCGACGCGATGAAGATCATCAAGCGACTGAGCGGAACAAAGGGAAAGCTGCTCAAGGATTTGAGCAAGGCTTTCGCCGAGGCCGCCAAGGGTGGAAGCAATGCCGGGATCGCAAGGCTCAACGAACTGCTGAGATCTGAAAGAGTCACCGTTGCGCAGCCTGACATCGCCAAGATTTTGGCTGAGGCTGCAAAGATTAGAGCCGAATCAATTGTCAACTCAGTCATCGACGAGACGGTCGAGCGGTTCAAGGAAGGCGTCGAAACAGGAGAGTCGACGCAAGAAATCGCAAGAAGGCTGAGAGCCGAGAACGAAGAGATGACACCAGCCAGGGCCGAGGTGATTGCCCGAACTGAGTCGGCGGTGTCCTATCACGAGGGGCAGATCGAGGCTTGGAAGACCACGGGCTTTGTCACCAAGAAGCACTTCTTTAAGGCTGGCGGTGCTTGCCAATACTGCCAAGCCGTCGAGAACGAATTTGGTGAAGGCAAGAAATCGATACCAATTGACGAGCCGTTCGTGAGAGCTGGTTCAACAATTGTAGGAACGAAGGGCGGAAAGATGGCCATCAAGCGCGACATGCAGGGAACTGTACACCCGAACTGTCGATGTGACTTCCTTGCAGCGGAACCTGAACTATGAACAGTAAGACACTCAACGCAACACTTGAATCGGACGGCATCAAAGTTGATGCCACCATCACGACTGAATCAATTGATCGAGACGGCGAGGTTCTGATTGCCCAAGGCATGGACGCGACCGAGTTCGAAGAGAACCCGGTGCTGTTCTACAACCACGACTATTCCCAGCCAGTCGGGAAGGTCACGGCCTTGAAAAGGGGGAAGAACAAGGTGGACGCGACCATGGAGTTCGCGAAGCGTCCGGAGGGTTTCCAGGGCTCATACTTCCCCGAATTCATCGAAAGCCTGGTCAGTCAAGGAGTCGTCAAGGGAATCTCTGTCGGATTTGTTCCGAAGGAGGGTGGAGTCCGCAAGGCTTCAAAGGAAGACAAGACCAACTATGGCCAGGAAGTCAGCCAGGTCTATTCACAGTGGAAGCTGCTTGAGGTTTCGATCGCTCCTCTGCCAGCCAACGGGACCGCTTTGGTGCAAGCTGTCCGGAAGGGAATCGTCAGCCGAAGCGAGGTGACGAAGTGGATCGGAGACCCTGGGAGGAGAAGGACGATCATCGAGATCATTGTTCCAAAGATTGGCTTGCTACGCAGACTTTCAAAGTTTTTCAAGTATCAAGGACCCTGAACGCAGAAGCGAAATGCTTGAGGCGAGAGGCTACAAAGATGCTGCCCGTTGTTTCAAACTATCCGCAACTCTCAAGGGGATTCCAATGCGAATCGTCACGATTGATCAGGTCAAGGAAGACCTGCAAAACCTCGCCGACCAGGTCGGCGCAAAGAACTTCATCAAGGCTAAGGGCCTCTACTTCGACAAGGTCATGGTGACCGCTGAAGATGGAAGCCCGATGACCGCTGACGACCTCGAGGTCCATGTCGCTCCCAAGATGGCTGAGGAGCCGATGGAGGACGAGGAACTCAAGGCCGCCGATCCTCTCGAAATGGAAGAAGAAGAGAAGATGGAGGAGGAAGAAGAAGAAGAGTTCAAGAAGAGCCTCCGCCGCAAGGCTCGAAAGAAGGCTTTCCAGCCGGTTCCTCGCGCAGTTCGTCCCAAGGTTTGGGGTGGTCTCAAGAACTTCAAGAATGACTCAAACGGTGACGCCGTGGACAAGGCTCTTGCCTTTGGTCACTGGCTGAACGCCCAGCGTGGCAACCGGAAGAGCATGAACTTCATTGAGTCCAAGGGACTTCATCTGAAGGCTCACAGCGAAGGCATCAACTCTGCTGGCGGCTTCCTGGTTCCTGAAGTCTTCGAGACCGAACTCATCAGCCTCCGCGAGGAGTTTGGTGTGGCCCGACAGGAGTGTCGTGTTCGTCCCATGACGACCGATGTCCATCGCATTCCGCGACGGGCTGACACTCTGACCCCGTACTTCGTTGGCGAAGCGTCTGCGATTACGGAGTCCACCCAGTCCTTCGAACAGGTCTCTCTGATCGCCAAGAAGCTGGCTGTGCTGACCACGATCTCGAGCGAGCTGGATGAGGACTCGTTCCTCAACGTCGCCGACGATGTCGCAGGTGAAATCGCCTACGCCTTCGCCAAGCGAGAGGATGAATGTCTCTTCTTGGGTGACGGAACCAGCACCTACGGCGGCATCAACGGCCTCGTCGGTGCAATGGGTTCGGCCTCAGTCGTTGCGACTGGTGAGATGGGGGCTGACACCCTTGCAGGTGCGCAGGCCGTGATCACCGTTGAGTCGCTTATGCGAGCAATGGCGGCACTTCCTCAGTACGCCGACAACAAGAACGCGAAGTGGTACTTCCACAAGACGGTGTATCACGATCTCGTCCAGAACCGCGCCCTCAACGCTGGAGGCGTGACTTCGACCGAGATCTTGAACGACAAGGTTGTCCCGCAGTTGTTCGGGTATCCCGTGGTCTTCTCGCAGGTTCTCCCGAACCTTTCGACCCTGACTGACACGCTTCGCATCGGCTACTTCGGAGACATGAGTTCTGCTGTGTCTTTCGGAGATCGTCGATCGACTTCGATTCAGGTCAGCGACCAGGCAATGGATGTGTTCGAGCAGGACGAGATCGCAGTTCGCGGAACCGAACGCTTCGATATCAACTGCCACGACACCGGCAGTTCGACCGAGGCTGGCCCGCTCGTTGCACTCAACCTTCTCAACGATTCCGCCTGATCTAGGCAGACAGTAGGGGTGGCCGGTCAGTGGCCGGTCACCCCACACTCAAGAAAGCACTTCCCATGATTCATGCACAGGACACAAAGTTCATCAACGTCACGCCTCCGGCGGCGATCGTCGATAATGCTTCGTACACTACCGCCGAGATCGATACTCTTGGCTACGACTACGCCACCATCGTGGTTTATATCGGTGCGACTGACATCGCAATGACTGCTCTCAAGGTTACTCAGTCGGATACCGCTGGCTCAGGCCATGCGGACATCTCTGGTCTCACTTGGGGTTCTGACACCAACATCGACGGAAGCACATCGGCGCTGCCGAGTGCCGACGATGACAACACGTTCCAGGTCGCTCAGATCAACCTCGTTGGTCGAAAGCGATACTTGGATGTGACGGCGACGGCTGGGAATGGTTCTGCTGGAACCTTTGCAGCCATCTTCTGCATCCTCTCGCGTGGTGATGAGGTCGCAAACACTGCCGCCAGCCAAGGTGCTGACGAAGTCCTTGCGGTCTGATGATCCTCCTTTCTGTATCGGCGGCCACTGGCTTCGGCTGGTGGCCGCCGATCGGCGAAGAGGTCTAGGAGGTAAATCGTGGCAGTCGGAACCTACGCACTCGCAACGCTTGCAGAACTGAAGTCCTGGCTTGAGATTACCGAGACGGATTCCGATGTCGCGCTAGAGGCATCAATCGATCGCGCTACTGCGATCATTGAGACCTACTGTGACAGGAAGTTCGCAAGCCGGACTCATTACGAGTTCGCAATGCCAGGCGGAGGGAAGACCCTTTCCCTGGATCACTTCCCAGTCGTCAGCATCAAGACCGTGGCGTTTGGGCCAGCAGTCGCTTTCACTCTGCAAAGCGACACCGCATCCAGCGACGTACTCGCGACTGTAGAGAACGACGGCTCCAGCCTTAAGTTGACGAAGATCGCAAGCGACGGAACCGAAACAAGTTCGTCTCTGGCTTTCTCGACGTACAAGACGACGGCCTTGCTTGTTGCTCAGGTCAATAGCGGCGTGAGCGGTTGGAGTGCAAGCCTTACGGCCAACGCATACAGCCGATCGATGTATAGATTCGGAGGTCGCGGAGTCATCAATGCAGTGCTTTCTGTCGAGTACCCGAAGGACAACGTCAGCGAGTATCGACTAGACATTGACAGGGCCTTGATCCACATGAGATCGGATCGGTTCCCGCACTACGACAGCAAAATGCGGGACACCAACAGATTCCCGCGAGGCTTTTATCCGATCTTCGTAGAATACGAGGCAGGATATGTGACTGTTCCGGAAGATCTGAAGCGAGCTTGTATTGAAATCGCTGCGGAGATGTACCAGACTCGTCTGCAAGACAGGCTCCTGAGTACCGAAAGCCTGGGCGACTATTCGTACACCAAGAAGCAATCAGTGAACTACGCAGAGGAAAGAGCGCATCTTCTTGATGGATACAGGAACGTCCGATGAGCATCGCAAGCATGATCGACAGGTATGGAAAAGTCGTTCAGCGAGGAACCAGGTCTGTTGCATCTGACGCTGTCGGTGGGTCGATTGAGACGTATACATACTCAGATGCGATGAAAGCCTTGGTCCAAATAGAAAGCACCTCCGACGCAGTCGTTGGTGGCCGAGAGAACGCAGCGAAGTCAGCGACGTTTTTCTTCAAGTCAGGAACGACGATTAGCCTGAATGATCGAATTCAATACGGGTCTGACGAGTTCGTCGTCAGGTCTGTCAGAACACCGCACGAGCGTCCTCGCTTGGATTCGATCTCATACGTCAACGTCCAAGCCGACCAGGTGCTGTCGTGAAAATTTTCACCACTGACTTCAACCCGTTAGACCTGAAAGATGTGGTCGACTCAGGCATGAGCGCAATTCTTGAAGGGATCCAGCGAGAGGTTCAGAACGGGATCAAGAGGTCAATCAACAAGGCAAGTCCTCCCAGCTCAAAGGCCGGACAGAACCCTCGGAAGCGTACTGGCAACCTGGGCCGGTCCGTGCTTCTGACAAAGATCGTGGACAGCAACGGTCTTCTCTTTGGCACTGTTCACGTCGACGCGCCGTACGCACGACCTCTTGAATTTGGTGCAAAGTTGCCAGGTGGTCAGCCGTATTTTTACAACGCAAAGGAAGGGAAGATTGTATATGTTCGCAAGTCCCATCCGAACGCGGCCAAATTCAAGAAGACAAAGCCTGGCTTCCTGAAGCCTCGTCCATTCGTGATTCGTCAGGTCAACAAAACGAAGAAGCGAATTCCGTTGCACATGCGCAAGTTCGTTCGAACCTTCAAGAGCATGGCCAAACCAGGAAGAATGAGGACGCTGACATGACCGTCGAGTTGATGAAAGCTGTGTATGGCAGGCTCGTCTCAAATGACGGCGCGTCTCCTCCTGACTACAACGACTTCTATGATGCAGTCGGAGGAAGGGTGTACGCGCTCGAGGGTCCAGCGAATGCGACATTTCCGCTCTGCATTTACAACCTCCAGGGAATTGATACCAACAGGTTCTTCGATGGGAGGGTGCAGCAAATCGGATCGATATCTGTGGCGATCTTCAACAAGGCGGAAAGCGGCCCTGATTCGATAGTTGATATCGAGAAGCTGCTATTCGAACACATGGACGAAGAAAGTTTGGTAGTAGCAAATCATGACCGTGGATTCGTCAGGGGCGTCACTCGCGGCGTTCCTCAGATCGACGACGAGCTGATTCAAATTGAGTCGACCTTTCAAATCGTGGCGACCTCAACCTCTTGACAGGAGTTCGGAATGGGAAGCACAGTAGCAATTGGATCAGACGGCAAGGTTGTTCTGCCGACCGGATACGTCGGCACTCTGAACACTTGGTCATGTTCAATCACAAGGTCGACGACTGCGGTCAGTGGGTTCAGCCAGGTTGGGACTACTCGAGTCGCCTCGAGCCTGTTCGACATCACTGGATCGGCAGGAGGCTTCCCGAACTACGACGCCTCAACAACTGACCCGCTGTCTCTTTTCGTAGGAACAAGCGGAGCAAATGCTGGCAGTGTTTCCTTGTTCTGGAACAGCATTGCCTCAAACGTAGCAGAGTGTTCTCTGGAGTTTGATGCTGTTTTCAGTTCGGTTGCAATTGGAGCGACACAAGACGGAGACGCAAGTCTTTCCTTTAACTTCGAGCTAGCCGATGCGAACGCTCCAGTGTTCACTTGGTTTGAAGCCTGACCCCTTTGGAGAATTCCCATGGCTGTTGCAGTTGGATCTGATGGAAATGCGTCGATGGGTACAGGCTTCAATGCCGCGCTCAACACTTGGAGCGCGAACCTGACAAGAAGCACCCAAGTCATCACTGCGTTCGGAGCTGCGAGCGGTTGCCACAACCGCAGAGCGTCCAGTTTGCTGGATGTGACTGGATCTGCTGGCGGTTTCCCAGTGTATGACAACGGTTCAGGCACTGACGCAGATGGAAGTCTTGCTCCCATCAAGCACACGGGGACGGCCTTGAACGATCGCGGAGGTTCGACAATCCAGCTCTTCACCAGCGCGACTTCTTCGATTCAATTCGCAGCGGTGTTCAATTCGTTCTCCTTTGGTGTTTCTCAGGATGGCGCAAGCACTGTAACGTTCAACTTTGAAATGAATCAAAGCACTGCGCCGACAGTGAGCTGGGACGAAAGCTGATGATCAGCGGAAGAGATGATTTGATTCGCAGCGGCCTCCTTGTCCCAACAATGCAAGACTGGAGGGTGCGTCTTGTTTTCGCAGACGACACCGAGCGCATCGTGAGGGTCAGCCCTGGAACGCTTGATGAATCAGACGCTGTCAATCGCGCTCTGGCTCACGCCAAGATTCTCGATCAATCAATGCTCAAGTCAATCGAACCTGAAAGAGTTTCGAAAAGCGTCAAGGTTTCACCGTTCGGAATCATTCAGAAAGGATGATTGAAATGCCTGCGAAAACAGTCAAGGTCCATGGGTCACTTGTAAAGGTCCCACTTCTCTCCGTCGCTCAAGTCATCGAGATGTCTGCGCTTGTCTGGAATGAATCAAGGTCTGAGATTCTTGAAGACCTCAAAGATTCGAACGCATCTGACGAGGTGACGCTGGAAGCACTCAAGCAACACAGAGAGACCAAAGGTCACACGATGAACGTGGTCCGATGGGCGCTGACTGCACAAGGCGCAAAGGAAGTGATCAAGCAAGCGACCGGCGACTTCCCTTCTGAGTTTGAAGAGCTGAAGATCGAGCAGATCATTGAGATCGCGGTCGGTTGCCTCGGAGTCGATTGGGATGAACTCGCATCGACAGAAGGCAGTGCAGAGGGAAACGCAAAGGATCAAAGCGAGGCCGCGACCTGATGGAGGAAGCGGCATGGGTCGCCAGGCTTCTGCCTGGCTTAGGGAATCCTCTGATGTTGCCGATCGACGAATTCAATTCGTATCTCCAAATGATTCCCAAGATTCTCGAAGCCGAGAATGGTGCGCCTAGCGATCACTCACACGACCACCGAGCGCACGTCGAGCGTCAGATGAGGCAATGACATGGCATCCGAACAGTACAAGATCAACGTCGACATCCTGGCGACGACTGAAAAGTTCAAGGCCGCACTCAATGAGCTAGAGGCCAAGATGGCAAAGACTGCCGCCCAGGTCGAGGCTCAGCACAAGAAGATGATTGACGCGACGAATCGCGAGGTGTTGCAGGCGAACGTCGCAATGAGTCAGCACATGGATGTCCAAGCAAAAACAATGAAGACCAAGGCTGGAAAGATGGCAGCCGCTGGCATGAAGGCGTTCGCTAGCAGAATTGCAGCAGCAGCATCCATCGGACTTGCGGTCGCCGCTGTCGACAATGTCCTGAAGGTGATCACGAAGCGAGTGTCAGAGGGTGGAGACGAGGCAGGCATTGGCTTGGGCATGAGCATCATTGAGTCGCTACAGCAGACGATGCGATCTGTCCCAATCTTGGGTTCGCTGATGGACTTGCTTGGTGCCGGTTTAGGAGCAAACGAGTTCGAAAGAGAGCAGGCGGAACGAGCAAAAGGTCAAGCCGAAGTAGCAAAACGAACCAGGCAGAAGATCAAACACCAGCAAAGACTGCAAGCAGTAATCGACCACGAGAACGCTGAAAGAGAACGGACAGTCGAACTCATGAAGGAACTGGCTGCGGCACAGCGTGAAGCCGTCGCCGAAGCCGAAGCGGCTGCGATGGTCGTGACAAACAGAAGAGTCGAGGCCGAGGACAGCCTGAGAGGCGCAAGAGCCAAGAACATTCGGATCGGATTGCAAGGCGACGAAGAGGGTCTCCAAAAGTTTAACCGTCGCTTAGAGCTGTATGAGTTGAGCTTGTCGTTTGAAAAGGAAATTGAAGAGGCACGCAGAAACAACCAGGAGCTGCTTGCGGATGAGATTGCCGAGCATCACAACAAACTCCGCGCACTGACTGAAGAGTCGCACGCCCTTGAGGATCAGATGAAACTGATGGAGGAGATGAAGAAGCAGTCCGCAGAGCAGGCTGCCGCAGAGGACGAACTGGCGACTGCCAGGGGCAAGTCGATCGGGACAGCAGCCAGCGCAGTCAGTTCGTTCAACACTGCTGGAGGATCCTTCACGACGGCTTCGCAGGTCGGAGCCATGAACGAAGCCAAGCTCTTAAACTCGATTTCGAAAAAGTCGCAAGAGATACTCGAGCAGATCGCCAAGAACACAGCAGGCGGAGGAGAAAACGTGGTGGACCTTGCCTGAGATTATTGAAGCGCTCGAATCTAGATCGTTCCAGACTAGCGGTGGACGCGGCGGTGGTACTCGCGTCTTCCATGCAAGCGGATACGCGGACGCTGGATCTTTGTTTGATGCTCTTGGTCAAACAGTCAGTGGAGTGCGCCTTCCAGGAAAAGGTGAAGCACACCCAGACTTTCCTGGCATGGTCGCCAAAGACTTCAACATACAGAAGGAAGCTGGCCACACTGATCTCTGGAAGGTCGTCTGGAGTTATGAAGTAATCAGCACCGGATTCGCTGCCGGGCCGCCTCAGCCAGTTCCTGAAGTCCTTCCGAATGAAGTTTCGTATGTCGAGATCAGTGCAGAGATTCGCGCAGAATTCAATCCTGCGTATCGATCAGATCCAATCATTCCCGAATTAGGTGACCCCGAACTTGGAGTCGACATCGAAGGCGATTCAATAGACGCCGCTGGTGTCCCGACATCCTTGCAGCGGAACATTCAAGAAATCACCGTGACTGAAACAGTCGTCAATCCGGATCTTGATGTCTACCGAAGTTTCAGGTTTACGCGAAACATCCGCAAGTTCTTCGGAAGCCCTGCCGGTACATTGCTTTATCGAGGCGCATCAATCCGAAGGACTGGCCTGACGGTCTACCAGGTCAGTCATTCTTTTGTTGAAGATGAGTTCATGCACCTCCAGCAAGAGCCGCTCATTGAACCACCAGACATGAAACCCAAGCCTGACCCAAACAATGAAGGGAAGGCTTTGACCGTTTCCTTCGTACAGCCGTTTCCGAGAACCACAAACTTCAATCTCATCTCAAGAAACTTCTGAGGAACAAATGGCTGACGAAATCAACTTCAACGCGCAGATCAACATTCGCAAAGGCAACCTGACCGAAGCCTTCACGCCTGGATCGATATCGATTGATTTGTCTAGCGCCCTGGGTGATGGAGGGGTGCAGTCAATCGATCACTCAGGAGGTGCGGCCCAAGGGGAAGCCTTCGGCGTCACTGATGTGACCAACGGAGGAATCTTCTTCTTCCGAAACTTGGATGAGACCAACTTCGTTGAGATTGGAATCCAGGTCGGCGGTACGTTCCATCCCTTCTTTAAGCTGCTGGCTGGAGAGTATGCTGTCGGAAGAATTGGAACCGCAGCCCCATTCGGTCGAGCGAACACCGCAGCCGTCGATGTCCAGTATCGGATTCTCTCGCCATGAAGAAAAGGTTCACCATTGGTCACCTCACAATTGGGGTCAAGACAGTCGTCGAAGCTGCTGTGAATGAGAGGATCGAGATTGAGCAGTTGTTCTTTGCGAACACTAGCGGAGGCACTCAAACCTTCGACCTGCATCATGTGCCAGCCGGTGACGCTGCGGCCACGAGCAACTTCACGCTGATGGCAGGCACAAGTGTCAGCAGCGGTAAGTCTTCTGAGTTGAAGGCCAGGATCTACCTTGAGCCTGGCGACAAGCTGACCGCAGTTTCAAGTGCTGCCAGCTCAATTGTTCTGACCTTGTACGGTATATCGGTGAAGGTGAGAGGAGACGGAAATGGCTGACCTGCCTCGATTCCACAAGGGTGGCATCGGACCAATTGACTACCAGACAATCAATGAAGCCTTCAAAAGGCTGGACGCTTTGCGGCCTTTGATTGAGTCGGCTTCTATTTCTAAATCACAGCGATTCGATCCTGTCGAGTTGACGCTGGTCATTGCAAAAGAAATAGTGCCAGAAAAGGACGAAGAGCCAACGGAAGCGACTCGATACTCATGGGAGCAGGTCCTCATTCGAGGCGAGTCCGATGGGTATATGTTCGAGCAGGACACACTGGCGACCGAGGGTCAGCCTGATTTTGATGATGTCCAAGCTGACGCATCACCCAGGAAGGGACCCAACGAGGAAGGTGAAGGCTACGCAATTTGCTTGGATGAATCGTTCAGCAGCGGCTACGCCATTCTTGTTTCTTACAGACGCACTGACGCAAAGAATTCTTTCGTGTTGTTCCCGTTGGGAAACTTCACGACGCGAGGTCTGTGTGTGATTGTAAGTGCCGGTTCGGAGGCTACTTCTTTTTCAGTTGAAGATGTTGACGGCAAAGGCATGGAAAGCGTCAGCGCGTACTCCTACACCGCAAGAGAAATCAAGTTCATTGAAAACGAGACACAGCTTCCGACCCTCCAGGTTGGTGCCACTTTCGTACTTGCAGACTTTGCTGCACCAGCTCAAAACGAAAACATTCCAGGAATGCCATCAGGCGCAAACGCAACTGCTAGGCCCTTGGAAGTTAACACTGTGATCGAATACAACCAGACCACATTCGGAGAAGGCAAGAAGTTCAGATATAGATCCGGACTTCCTCGGCTTGATGTGAATTGTGGATCTGTTGGCGACGACGACGATGGAGATGACCCGTGACTTCCTATCTTTCGATCTGTTGCTGTGACGACGACTCAGACGATGGCGGTGGTGATGGAGGCGACGGCATCCCAGGGTGCTGCGATAGCAATCCATCGACAGTGACGCTCAACGTCAACGCAACCGCCGAAGCCTCTGGGTCAGTGATTCATTACAAGCAGAACCCAAACTGGAACGGAAACAGCGGCGTCGGAGGCGGATCGCCATACAACCAGTCGACGAATGTCACACAGAACACAAGCCTGACAGGCACTGTGACTTGGGATCTGTCTAGTGGAGACCCTCCTGTCTCCAATGTGATCTGTCGCGCATCTCATGTCTGCCGGTGTCAATTTAGCGCACCAGGGGCCGAAAGCACCAACGGTGGGCAAGGCTGTTCTTTGTCGTTTGAGGGAGACGCTGCTGGAACGTATCCAGTGGATGTAGGGATTTCAATCAGAGACTTCAAGCAGCAGCCTCCTGGTAGTGGGTTTGATATTTATTGCTCTGAAATTGAAGAAGAAGACCTAGAAGGTTGTGCTTTCGTAGTCTCGTTTTCGAGCCAAGGTGGACCAGGAATCTTTGGCGAGTTTCGTGTTGAGACTGACTGCAAAACTTACCTAAACCATTATGAAGACGCTGGAGAGTGGAACGGCCAAGTTTTACCTTTGCAGCGTCAGATGATTTTTTTGATCAACAGAACTCAAGATGGCAGTTGTGAAGTCGGAGACCTTGTTGCAAATTTTGATCCAAGGGCTTTCGGGAGTAGCATCACTGGAGGACCTCTTGGCAATGCGATCGCAGCCTATGGTTTCGACTACTACTTTTCTGGCGGATGCCAAAGGCGACCTTTGCGAGGCGAAGAGGTCGAGAGGTGGATCAACGCTTATGGATTTGATCCGACATTTGAAACCTCTGAAAACATTTGGCCCTGCTACAACGGCGAAACCTACTCAACCGGAATGACGAGGATCGACACGAACCCTGTCACTGATGTGTCGATCGGTTTCATCGCGTCTGGAACGTTAAGCGGATCAAACAGCACGACACTGGAGTGGGAATAATGAGCTGCATTCACAAGTTCGGAGGAGTTTGCAACCTCGGGCTTTTCAATGGAAGGCCATCTGAAAAAGACTGTGCTGGGTGCGATCGCTACAGCGGACCCCCCAGGGGATTGGGCGATCAGGTCCATTCCGCACTTTCGACTTTTGGAGTTGATCGACTTGTGAAGGCCGTGATGCCTGGCAATGATTGCGGATGTAGGAAGCGAAGATCGAAGCTGAACCAGCTCGTTCCAACGAAAAGGAAATCAGATGGCAGTTGACTACAGCGTGCTTCTTCATCGGCTTGGGCGACTCGCAGTCTTTGCCGAGCATGTTCGAACATTTCAAGGCACGACGCTACGGACTGAGTTCGCTGATGTCATGGCCAAGTACAGCGATGCTGACCGAGACCTGGCGTCAAACCTGACATCCAAGATTGGCTTCCGTCAGGATCAATCAGGGGAGATCGTTACAGATTTGAGGTCTGACGCAAAGGCTACCTTGATCAGCATGTTCGATGATGATGCGACCCTGGAAGAGTTAAGTGTCGACAAGGCACTCGACGCTCTGATCCGCAGGCTTGACTCTGCTTCTCAGACAATCGATCGACCTTCATCTGGCTACGTCACGCTTCCAACCGGCAACAAGGGAACTGCTGACGGAGCGAACACTGGCAACGGAATCTTTTTGCTCAGTGACCTTGCGCCAGTCGGGTACTTGTCATCAGCGCAAGCCTTGGACCTGCCTTCGATTCGGACTGAAACAATCAGAGCCAAGTGCATTCGTGACTCGACGAATCGCAAGGTTCAATCTGGAAACGAGATCTTTACGATCGAAGGGGCGAGAGCAGTGCATCGCTCGAGCTACGAGTGGCCAAAGGGATCTGGGACTCGAGCAAGGCTAGAGGTCACGCGGCCTAATAGCCGAGGCGGTCGGATGCCTGGCGTCAACGTAGTGACCAATGGGAACTTCTCAAGTTTCACTTCGAACGCGCCGGACAAGTGGACGATCGTGACAGGTTCGGCAGGGACTCACATCGACGATGACACTGACGTGTTCCGAGGAACTAAAAACCTCAAGTTCATAGGCGACGGATCGACGACTCCAAAAATCACGCAGGCAACCAACAGCGTGCTGGGAACATCTGGGCGAATCAATCCAGATCGCCCCTACATCATCACTGCTGCGATCAAGTACGAGACAGCAGTTCCAAGCGCGTCACTGATCATCTCAGTCAGAACCTCGGGCGGGACTGTGCTGAATGACTCTGTCGCTGGTCGAGCCATGCAGCTCACCGCAACTTCGGCAGCGATGACTACGAGCTACCAGATCTTCAGTGCGGTGGTCTTCTCTCCGATCAATGCTCCGAAAGACTCGGTGATTGATATCCGCTTCAACGGGAACCAGGCCAACACAAGCGTGGTCCATGTTGATTCTGTTGTTGTCAGCGAGATGAAAAGGTTCAAGCGCGGCGGCCTTGCCTACGCGCTTGTCCCAGGATCTGCTGACTACATCGTCAATGACGAGTTCACTGCGGCAATTACGAACAACTGCGCGAACAACGACGGAGAACTCGCGCTGGAGTTCGACAGGTTCTTCGATACCGAGACGAGCGGCGTCGTGCTGCCGTCAGCGACGAGCCCGACCCTGGCAGACGCGACGTTCTTGGCAGACTGATCTATATAGAGAAATCTCTTTCTCCTTATGAACTACAACGACAACGCCGACCGCTGGAACGGTCGGCGCGACGAGGATGAAATTCCTGCAGGCTGCATGGATTGTATCCGACTGGCCCTGCTCTTCCTTGCGAAGAGTGGGGTTTTTCTTCTATTTGCACCCTTTTCCACACTTTGTGGTTCTTTGGGGTTGCGTGTGGCGGAGGATAGGCTAGTGTGGTTAGAGAAGAAAGGAAGGAACCCATGCGAATCAAGATCTTCAAGCGTAAGTGGTCGATGGATAACCACACTCCGCTCCACAAGTGCCATGCCTCGGCCTTTGTTGAGGCTCCGACTGGAGAGGAATGCGTGCGACTTGCGCGGGCAGAGTGCGCCCGGCGAGATGACAAACTCACCGAAAAGCAGGTCAAGGACGGGTGGAAGTTCGAATTCCACATTGTCTGACCAAGGAGAAGAATTGATGACGGCTTTCGCAGTCAAGTACATCGACAACGGGATCGAGAAGCAAACCAGCAACGTCTGGGTCGATTGGCCAGACGGATTCTGCTGGCTCGTTCAGAACGAGTTCGGAGTCATCGGGGCCGTGATCACGATGAACGACGGTGAAGCTGGTTTCCATGAAGCGTATGTTGCGGCGGTCGACGAGATCGCCCACGACTACCAGGTGGACGACGAAGCCGAATTCAAAGAGGCGCAAGAAGACGGACTCTGCCAATACCGGGGAAGCGGCGTGCCGTCGAACAAGCAACGGGAATCTGCAATCGCGGACACTCAATACCTGACAGTTCGAAGAAACAAGGAGAAGAATCAATGAGCAAGCGAATCACAATCAAGAGCGTCAAGACTTTCGCTGGTCACGATGGCAACGGATGGCAGGCCACGGTCTACCTTGATGGGAAGAAGATCGGTGTCTGCGTGGATGACGGCTGGGGCGGCGGACTCGCGTTCAACTGCGGAAGCGTGGTTGACTACGACCGGCTCAACGCTGCCGCCTTGGAGGATGCTCCGGAACACAAGGAATCCCACTGCCAGCATGTGCAGGCTTGGGAGTTCGTGATGGATGATCTGGTCCACAAGGTTCTGGAGGAGAAGCAGGTCATGCGGTTGACCACGAAGGAAGTGTGGTTCCAGCTCGAAGGCGAATCTAACACCACGTTCCGCACGTTCAAGCGGAAGGTGAAGATCAGCGACCCTCGATCCCACATGGAGGAGCATGCGATCATCGACGCCATCAAAAAGGTGTCGGAGCGCGAAGGCCGTTCGATCAAGTGCATCAAGGGCATTCGTCACGCAACCAAGAGAAAGGAATTGGCAGCATGAAGTGCAGAGACAGAGAGTTCAACCGAGGCAAGACGCTGATCAGAATGGCGTACAGCATCCCGAACATGTGCTGGTTCGTATGGCGTGACGACGAAGGTCACGTCAGCCAGCAGATGCTTTCGACGCACCCAACCAAGGAGCAGGCGGACGCCGAGTTCGATCGACGTTGCGAGTTCCTAAGCAAAGTGGAGGACAAGCCATGACAGACCATGACCGCGTCAGGCACATCGTTGACCGTGACATCTTTCGCCGCATGAACCAGATCGGTGGCATGCTCCATCTGTCTGAGTCCATCGGGGGAATCCTGGGCGACCTCGTGATCGCGATCCACAACGAGATCGACCCTGATGAGGGAGAGGAGATTTTCCAGTATTGGCTGGTGAGCGATCATCTCGCAGAGCGGATGATCAAGCAAGGCTTCTGTGTGATCGAGACTGAGGACGGGTACTTCTACGGCAGGACGACCGCAGGCACGGGCTTGGAGGACGACATCACCACACTTCTGAAGAGGGAGGCACGAAGTGAAGCAATGCAATCAGAATGAAATGAGCGTCACGGTGAGGCAGTCGATGCTTCGGCGAGACATGAACCGGCAGCAGATTCGCGACGGCCTCAGCCGAATCCGAGACCTTGCGAACTTCCCAGGCGGACACCACAAGGTCCGCGCGATCTGCGACCACATCGACACCCAAGTCGCGCAGCTCGAACGAGAATGCAAGTTCATCGGGGAGATGGGACATGACTGACTACTGGGATGGGCTGATCAAGCGAACACGCGCAAGGCGAGAAGCGGATCAGACTGCGAAGCAGGAACACGATGCCAGGATGGCGTCGATTGAGAAGATCAGAAAACTGACACAAGAGGCCGACCGGCTGGCTCTCTCACTTGAGAAAAAGGTGGGAGAGTTGTATCGTTCGGCACTGAAGGATTCGAGAGAAGAACGTCTCAACGAACACAAGAGAAGAAAGGAGGGCATCCATGGCCCTACGAGGAACGACTCCTGAGAAGAAGGCAAAGAGGCTGAAGGCTTTGGTGTACGGCGAGAGCGGGGTGGGGAAGACGACGCTGGCCATCCAGTTTCCAAAGCCGTACCTGATCGACACTGAGCGCGGTTCGGTGAATGACCAGTACGTCGATCAGATCAACAAGTCGGGCGGAGCCGTGTTCCACACGACTTCGTTCGACGACATCGTCCAAGAGATCAGACTTCTGATCTCTGAGAAGCATGAGTTTCGAACGCTGATCCTGGATCCGATCACGGTGGTCTATGAAGACATGCTCAACCACTGGGAGCGGAGAGTCGGCTCTGACTTCGGGAAGCATTACTCAGCAGCGAAGAAAGAGTGGAAGAGGCTGACCAGCCTTCTTACGAAGCTGGACATGAACGTAGTGATGACGGCCCACCAAAAGGTCCAGTACGCTGATGACGGATCCTTCAAGGTCGCAGGCGTGACCTACGACGGAGCGAAGGGAACCGACTATTGGGTTGACCTGGCTCTGGAATGCTTCCGAGAAGACGGCGAGAGGAAGATGCGAGTCGTCAAGTCTCGAATCGAACACCTCGTCGAAGGCGAGTCAATGGCGATGGATTACGAAACGATCGCCCACCACTACGGTGGGAACCTTGACGCGAAGTCTGTGCCGGTTCTGATTGCTCAAGTTGAGAACGTGCAAGAACTGGAGCGAATGATCCAGGGCGACGATCGCGGCGCAGAACTATTGACCAAGTGGCTCAGAGCCGCTGGCGTCGAGGAGATCAAGGACATGTCAGACGAACAGATTCGGAGGTGTATCGAATGGAACGGATGGTAAACGAAAAGATCTGGATCAAGGAAGTTCCAGCGTTCTTGGAGGATCGAATCATGCCGGTCTCTCTCTGGACCGTGAGGTCTTGGTGCCGCAAGGGCTTGATCAAGTCGGTCAAGGTCGGAGGCCGCAGGTACGTTGAACTTGAGTCATTGAACAACTTTTTGAAAGGAGAAGCGACATGCTGAGGTACAAGCCGGAAGAGGAAAAGCAGAACACGAAGGACATGCCAGACGCGCCAGCTGGAGAACACCAGATGAAGCTGAACGATTACCGCCCAGGCGTGGAGACCGCAAAGTGGAGCGGCGACATCGTCGAGTTCACTGACGGCGTTCACACGATTTCAGAGTTCATCGATGAGAAGAGCCTCTGGAAGTTTTCGCGACTTGCCAAGGCGATCGGACCGGATGCCGTGAACCACTACAAGCAAACCGATCGCGAAGGATTCTCCACGTTCAACCCGAAGGAGTGGGTCGGCTCTGGAGTTTCGGTGATTGTCGAGGACTGCGTGCGAAACGGTCAGCCGTCAACCAGGATCAAGAAGATCCTGCCCGCTATCGCAGTTGGAACTTGGGACACGGAATCGGTGGCTCCGGACCTGACGGTGAACGATGATCCAAGTCCACCGCAGGCTGGCAACCACAAGCCGGTCAAGGACGACGAAATTCCCTTCTGATACAGTTCCACTCGGCGAGGCTCTGGCACGCGGCCAGGGCAGGGGCGGCGGCCCGCGAACCTTTCTCTCTCTGCCGCCGCCCCGCTCGTCATTCAAAAACAAGGAGAATCAATGTGGATCAGATCCTCAGCCTCTGCTCAGGCATCGGAGGTCTTGACATCGGATTTCACGCAGGACTGCGAGAGGTTGGCGGTTCTCCTCGAACGATCGGCATGGTGGAGAGGGAAACCTTCTGCGCTGCGGTCTTGGCGAACCAGATGCAGAAAGGCAACTTGGACGACGCTCCTATCTGGCTTGGAGACCTCGGAGACCTTTCCACTGCAAGCCTTCCCAGAGTTGACTGGATCATCGGAGGCTATCCCTGTCAGCCCTTCAGCTCGGCAGGGAAACGGCTGGGAGAAGACGACCCGCGTCATCTGTGGCCCACGATCCTGCAGCTCATCAGGACTCTTCGACCAAGAGGGGTCTTCTTCGAAAACGTCAGCGGACACATGTCGCTCGGCCTCGATCGCGTCCTTCAAGACTTGGAAGGATGCGGTTTCCGCAGCGCGTTCGGATTGTTTACAGCGGCGGAAGTCGGCGCACCTCATCGGAGGGAACGGGTTTTCATCCTCGGCATGGCCAACTCCGAGGAGTTCGGCAGGAGGAGCGGACCATCCGAGCCGGGACGGAATCAATCTTCCAGGGGCGGTGCGACACTGGCCAACAGCCACGGTTATTGCAAGCCGGGGGAATCACGACGAACCTCTGGAGAAGTACCAGCAGAGGGTGAAGGATTACGAGGATGGCAAGACGAAGGGCAAGCCGGGAAAAAGTTTGGGCGTAGCCGTCCGCCTTTGGCCAACAGCCGTGGTGGGCGACTCGCGTGCTTCGGCTCGGGGGACGACGACGACGGGACTGATGCACGACGGGCAGACGCTGACGGATGCGATCCGGTCATGGCCAACGGCAAGCGCAAGGGATTGGAAGGGGACGTATCGAACACTGATCAGGAAGGATGGAAAGAAACGGGGCGACCTCTTGCCCGATGCGGTGAACATCGAGGAGGGTGGCGTCAAGTCACCGGAATCGCAGACTGTGATGGAGACCACGAAGGCGGAGAACTCTTCTGCCCTTGCGGGGTCGACTACATCGACTGTCTCAGCCCAGGGCCGACCGAAGACGGATACGAGTTCGTCGAAGCTGACGGAGTCTTGTACGGACGGCCAATCCTCGGATGGCCAGCTCGACCTGGAGAACCGCAACACGAATGGGAGCCGCCCCGCGTTGTTGAACCCGGATTGGGTAGATCTGCTGATGGGGTTCCCTCCGGGATGGACCGCATTGACAGATTGAGAGCCTTGGGGAATAGTGTGGTTCCGCAGTGTGCAGAGAAAGCAATGGTCAACCTTTGGAGAGAACTGAATGCCTGAAGACATGAGAGCAGGAAGCGAAGGATTCGAGCGAGTCAACGGGACGAGGTTCTACCCGACGATCGAGCAGCAACACAAGCAGGAGCAGGACGACGAAGCAAGGAAGGGAGCCAGGGCGACGGACCCGCTGACCTCGAAGATCGCCGCAGCAATGCGGGAGGCTCCTCGGTCGAACCACCGGGTCAAACTGCTCGAGGTGTTCAGCCAGAGCGCGACGCCTCTGAGTGATCGCGAAGCGTTCCGGTTCACCGACCTCCCAGAACATTCCTGCTGGTGGAAACGGTGCAGCGAACTTCGACAGGCTGGCCTGATCAAGGCGGTGGGCATCAAGATCTGCACGGAGACGAAGACGCCGGTGAGGCTGTGCCGGGTCACCGACCATGGGCGGATCCTCCTTGGCCAGCGTGAGGCAGCGGAGCGGATCAAGAGGAGGCCATCGAATGCTTGATGGAGCATTCACCTCCCCGAAACTCCGCAGGCTCTCTGTGATCCTGGGCGTACCTTGGCCTCACGCCATAGGGCTGGCAGGGCTTCTGTGGCGGTTCACGGCCAAGCACGCACCAACAGGCGAAATCGGACGGCATGACGATGAGGAGGTCGCTGCGGCCCTTGAGTGGCCAAAGGAGGCTGATGAGCTGATCCAGTCCTTGGTTCGCTGCCGGTTGCTTGACCGCGTAAACGGTCCAGCCAGGCTGATTGTCCACGACTGGCCAGACCATGCACCTCGGTATGTACTTGCAACGCTTCGAAGGAGGGAACTCGACTATTCGCACCACTACGAGCCGACTGCTGTCGAGACTACAGGAAAGACTACAGACTCCACTGTAGTCGAGACTTCCTATACCTCCTCCTCTGCCTCCTCCTCTGCCTCCTCCTCTACCTCTGCCTTGTCCTTTGCCCATGCCTCTGGGATTGATTCCTTAGTTGACGAGATCTGGAGTCTATGGGTGCCAGGTCGCAAGACCGGGAAGGCCGAGGGCAGGCACGCGATACTCAAGTCGATCGCGAAGATCACCATCGAGTTCAAGGTGACCGCTAAAGAGGCAGCGGCAGAGATCGCGGTGCGGACCAAGAGAGACGCCGATCGATACAAGCAGCAACTAAGAAACGGCGAGAATGAACTCCAGTTCATTCCGCATGGATCTACATACTTCAAAGCGGAAAGGTGGCTTGATGATGACGACCAAGAACCAACAAAGAGGGATGGACCTGGGGAACTCGCAGATCAAGACCTTGAGCGAATCCGAGGCTCCTAGTTGGGAGGTCAACTACCGGCTGCTGCGATCGCTCTATCAGAATTGGAAACCTACGGATGAGCTGCTGCGAGAAGTCTGGTTCCGGTGCTACGACAAGCCGCACGGAATGACCGCGAACCAAGTGAATCACGAAGACCTTCGGATTGCGATCGTCGAATCGAGATCTGTCAACAAGTACAACGATCCGGACTTCGAGAGGATCGCCGACATCTATCGACGAAGGCGGCAGGAACGGATCATCAAGAACCAGGCCAGAGCAATCCGATCCGATGCTGATCACGACATGCAGGAGTGCATTAGAGAACACGGGCAACGAATCAAACGGATCAGCGAGTGGTCAGAACACAGAAGAGAGGCAGCAATGAACAGAGTGCAGAAGATGTTTAAGGGGTATCGCAAGAGGGACGACCAGCCAACTGTCGAAGGATGGAGTCAAGCCCTTTCCGGGCTTGTCGTCGCCGCAGACCAAGAGATCCAAAATGCCCTTTGATCCACTGAGACCCGCGATGATTAAACGGACGCTTTACATCGTGAGAGGCGCACCAGGATCCGGGAAGAGCAGGCTGGCCAGGATCATCGCACCAGCCGCGTGCTACTCAGCAGATGACTACTTCGAGAACCTTGCGAGGGAGTACGCGAGAACCTACGAAGAAGTCTGGAGACCTGACCGGCTGAAGCCTGCGCATGAGACATGCTTCGACAAGGTCAAAGCCGCGATGAGCGCGCAACTCCAGAGAATCTCGGTACACAACACTTTCATCAAACGGACAGAGATCGAGAAGTACCGGAAGCTGGCGCGTCAGTTTGGGTATGAGACCAACGTCATCAGGATGGAGAGCAACTTCGGCAACGTCCACAAGGTGCCGATCGGAAAAGTGGAGAAGATGAAGCGAGACCTCGAAGATTGGGAGTGCTGATGGACGAAACCCTTGAACCAGCCTGGCAAGGGATCAAAGGCGGGAACATGCGCCTCTGGGTCATCGATGGACAGATGTCCAGGGTCCAAGGGGTATGTATTAAAACGGGAGAACTCTGGTCAGTGAAGGTCAAGACCTCTGAGTTGTTGCCATACCTTCGAGGGATTAAGGATGGGACCAACCGACCACTGATACAAGACGCATTCCCGACGATGAACGCAGCAGGCCGAGAGTTCCTGATTTCGGGGATTTCGCCAACCGGCTGGGATCTAATCTATAACTACATCAGCACCATCGGAGAACAAACGGATGAGCAATCACCAGAGGCAGAAGGGGAAGGCGGGGGAGAGGGAATTCGCGAAGATCCTGAGAGAGATGGGCTTTGAGGCCAGGAGATCGAAGCAGTATTCCGGAGAGGGAGGCACTGCTGACTTGGTCACCTCTATTCCTGGTCTGCATGTCGAAGTAAAACGGAGGACGAAGATCGGGGCTGCCCGATTCATGGAGCAAGCCGACCGGGATCGGCTTGACTCCGACATCCCTCTCATCGCGATGCGCGAAGATCGGGGCGAATGGCACGTCGTGTTAAAAGCAAAAGACCTAGCCGCGCTCTCAAGAAAGATCCGAGGTATTCCAGAGATGTGAACCTGCATCTTGGGTTCATTCATACGTTGGTCTTCAGCTGGTGCAATTCACCCACCGGAGCAGGAAAAGAAACGGACGAGATTGTCAGCGTTGCCTATATCGAGGCGGAGAGATTGCTCAGGGAAAAGTACGACCCAAAGCATGGCAAGGTCACGACATTTCTGCGGTCATATCTGATGGGCCGCGTTGAGTATCAAGTCGGTAAGGACCAGGGCCTGCGGAAACGGTCGGGCGGATGGAAGAACGACAAGCAGCTCCACAAAGGCGGGACGCCCTACAACCCGCAGCCATCGGATTCCCTCGAGTTCGATGAGTTGGTCGCAATGATTCATCCAGACTTCAGGCAGGTCGCCGAGGATCTCGCCGAAGGTCTCAGCCTGCTCGAGATCGTCAAAGCGATGGGCTTGGACTCTTTCGACTTTTACGATGACCTGGATGAAGACATCCCAATCGCCGAGGCTCGCGAGATTGCTGTTGCTGAGTTGAGACAGATGATGCGTGCCGAGTTGAGACCAACCACATGACCGAGCCGAACAGACAAACGGTGACCGTAATACTTCAGGCCATGCAGCTCATCACTTTGGTGGTGGGAGTGGCCACGATTTTCCTGACAGTGGGCAGGAGGGACGAAAGGCTTTCGCAGAACACCAGCGAGATCGCGGAACTCAGAGACATCGCCTCAGATCTGGTCAAGACCTCGATTGAAGCCACCACCACGAACCGAGACCAGGATCGGAGCCTTGACGATCTCAGGACTCGCCTGGCCAGATTGGAGAACGCACGATGAAGGACGCACTCAAGGAAAACAAACGGGCGGCCCTGACGATCTCGGCGCTGGTCGGGTTCCTGCTGATCTCAGCAACCCTGCACGCCTGCCAGCTTCAAGACATCATCAAGTTCGAAGTGCCGCCAGAGGTGGCGGAGTCCATCCAGGTCGAGGACCGCGTGGCGGTCTCAAAGTCAGATCAGGTCTGGCAGGACTGGAGCGACTTCGTCACGAAGCAGAACAAACGGCTCGAGGCAGCCATCGGATCCGCCAGTGAAAGACTGGCCATCATCGAGAGCCTCACCGAGACCGGAATCAACCTTGGACAGGATGCAGCTTCGACGCTCCCAGGTGGCGCGTTGATCTCTTCAGGCTTGGCCTTGATGGGTGGGCTGTTCCTCAAAAGACCCGGCGACAAGAAGCGAGAGCAGCAACAAACGGACGCCTCATATGACGAGGGCCTGAAGAAGGGCCGAGAGATCGCCCAGGCTGCCGCTGAGGCTGTCAGGACGTTGAGGATGAATCAGGAGGGTGCGGATTGACGGGACGCCTGAGAGGGCGTCTCTGGACCTCTGGGGGCTAAGGCTTCCGACAACTGATCGGGGCGTAAACGGTGAAGACCAAGATCCCATGGGCGGTGGAGCAGACCTCGAAGGGATGCTACCGCGTGGACCTCTATGCAACTGGGCCACGCTGGAGCCAAGACTTCCTGTTGAGTTCTGACCGCCACCACGACAATGCACACAGCGACCACCGGCTGGAGCTGCTGCACTTGGAGGAGGCGCAGGAACGGAACGCAGGCATCCTGGACATCGGAGATCTGGCGTGTGCCATGCAAGGCAAGTGGGACAGGCGGGCAGACCTCAGCCAGTGTCGACCTGAACACCAGCAAGGTCGCTATTTAGATTCCTTGGTCGAGACTGCTGCGGAGTTCTACGAACCCTTCGCCGAGCATTTCGTCCTCATGTCGCCAGGCAACCACGAGCAGTCGATCCTGAAGCACCATGAAACGGATCTAACCGAGCGCCTGGCGGAGAGGCTCCGGGCCGCAGGGTCGCCAGTGGTGACCGGAACCTATGGCGGGTTCATCCGGTTCCTGGTCCACCTCGAGGGTGGCAAGAGTCTGAGCCGGGTCATGTATTACCACCACGGGCATGGCGGCGGCGGGCTGATGACGCACGGAGTCCTCAACACCCGGCGGCGGCAGTCCTACCTTCCCAACGCTGACATCGTCTGGAGTGGTCACACCCATGACTCGTGGCAGGTAAGGCTTTCGAAGATGAGCTTGACGAGTGCCGGGACGGTCAGGCTCGACGATGTCCACCACGTCAGCACCCCAGGCTACAAGGATGAGATGACCCCGATGGAGGGCTGGCATGTAGAGCGAGGGTCACCGCCCAAGCCAATTGGAGCGGCATGGATGAGGCTCTCGGTGGAGCATCATCGGAAGCCGAACCGACACCGAAGGATCGCAATCAAGATCGAGGAAGCACGATGACGCAAGCCAAGCCGATCCCTCCTGATGTGGCGAGGGCGGTGCGGGACGCGGTCGCCCAAGTCGTCGAAAACGGTGGAGCCGACGCGGTGCTGCTCTGCATGACCAGGCACCGAAAGCATGGGACCGAGACGTACGCAGTACCCTTCGGGAACTTGCACGCGGTGAGAGGTTTGGCGGAGTACGCCTACGGCCAGCTCATCGAGGGCATAGAGACCGAGGACTTGGAAGACGACCTGGAGGATGGCGATGAGTGAACCAGACAACGAATGGAACCGCGACGAGACCGGCAGGTTCGGGGCAGGCAACAAGGGTGGGCCTGGCCGGAAGGTCGGTACCAAGGTGCCGAGCATGAAGGCGGCGCTGGAGCGGGCGATCTTGGACACCCTCAAGGAGGAGGGCCAAGAGCCTCGGACCATCCTGGACGCGCTGGCACAAACGGCTCTGGTGCTTGCCAAAGAAGGAGATTTCAAGTTTTGGAAGGAGATCATGGATCGAATCGACGGACCAGTGAAGCAGCACGTTGAGACCGAGCAGACCGTGACGATCGAGCGAATCGCGACCAAGCCACCCACCGAAGAGGATGACCCTTGACCTTTGAGATCTACGGAAGCACCATCACCATCGAGCAGGGTTCAACCTTCAGCTTGTCGATCGACTGGGCGGATTCGTCTGGATCTACGCTGGCCTTGTCCAGTGGCAACTACACCGCCAGGATGATGGGGCGGGTCGGTCGAGAATCCTCGTCAACCCTGTTCTCTTTCACGAGCGGGGCCGAGATCACCCTGGCCGACACGAACCCGAACATCTTGATCACAGTGGCAGCAACGGCCACCGACGACCTACCCGCTCCTGCCGAAGGGGTTTACGACCTCGAGCTGGTTTCAGCCACCGGAGTGGTTTCCAAGATCCTCAAGGGGCGGCTCAGAATTGAGCGCGAAGTGACACGATGAGCGTGACAGTCAACGAGTCGAACTACACAGTCTCGATCAACCAGACCACTCAAACGGTCCAAATCGCATCTCCAGGGCCCGCAGGTCAAGGCGTGCCGGTCGGCGGTTCAGCCGGTCAAGTCTTATCCAAGATCGACGGGACCAACTACAGAACGCAATGGAGTTCAGCGGGCAGCGGGACGGTGACCAGCGTCACATTGCAAGGTGACAACGGAAGCGGTGCGACAATCAACACCAGCGGCAACATCAAGGTCGCTGCAACTGCTCCAATCTCAACCACTGTGAGCGGCGACACGGTTACGGTCACGCACGATGGCGCAAGCGGATCGGGTACGTCAACGAATTATCCGGGTGCGATTACCGTCAACGCGACTGGTCATGTCACGGGTGTTGGCAGCACCGCCACTCCAGTCCTTCCTACGAACAACCTGAGCGATCTGTCAAACGCAGGAACGGCTCAGACGAACCTCGGCGGGACGACGGTAGGAAAGGCCGTGTTTACCGCTGCCGATGCTGCGGCTGCTCGAACCGCGATCGGCGTCGGAACCGGGAGCGGAGATGTAGTCGCAGCAAATAACCTCAGCGACCTAGCGAACGCGGGAACCGCTCGGACGAACCTCGGACTTGGGACCGCTGCGGTCGTTGACACGGGAACAGGCAACACCAACGCGATTCTCGGCAACGACACGCGTCTGACCGACGCTCGCACGCCGACGACGACGCTGGACCACGACGCCGACAAGATCACCAGCGGTACGCTCACGGTGGTTCGGGGTGGTACCGGATCGGCAACCGCTCCGATGGTTGGAGTCGTGACTGCGGCGGACGCTGCGGCGGCTCGGACGGTTCTCGGTCTCGGGACGGTGGCGACGACTGCTGCGACCGCCTATGCGACGGCGGCGCAGGGGACGAAGGCTGACTCGGCCCTCCAGGATGTCGTCAGCGACACCTCGCCTCAACTCGGGGGCAACCTCGATGTCCAGGCGAGCACGCTTACGACCTCAACCTCCAACGGGAACATCGTCGTCGATCCTCCAGGGACGGGATACCTTCAAGTCGAGGGAACTACGAATCCCGGCAAGATCCGGCTCATGTGCGAGGCTGGCACGCACGGCGTCGGCCTGATTAGCCCTACCCATGCCAACAGCACAAACGCGACGGATTATGACCTCACTCTCCCAATAGAGACAGGTGCAGCGAACAAGGCACTGATTGCAACTGACTCCAGCGGAACGCTCGGTTGGTCTTCTGCACTAGGAACCGCAGCAGCGGCGGCGACTGGCGACTTCGCGGCTGCCGC